AGATCCGTTAATCATCATATAATCTAAACCTAATTCATTACATAATGCTCTGGCCACAGTAGTCTTACCTATGCCAGCAGAACCCGTAAACATCATATTGGGTAGTTCTCCCTTATCAATAATACTTTGGAAAGTATCTTTTAATGATTTAGGAAGAACACACTCAGATATTGTTCGTGGTCTATATTTTTCTACAAATAAAAACTCTTTCACAAGAACCTCATAATATAATTAAATTGTAAATAGCTAATTAAGCTTCTGTACTTTCTTCAGCTGGAGCTTGTGCTTCGGCGGCCGCTTTTAGAAAACTATCTAAACGGTTACGTACTGAACCAACATCTGCAAGTTCCGCACCTTCAAATGCACCACGCTTAGTTACAATATCAATAATTGTAACGCAAGCTCTAATGTCACTTAGATTAAGACCTTGTTCGCCTTCTGGAGCTTGAGTTGCTTCAGGTACATTTCCATCTACCTCAGTTGCTGCATCTACCTCAGTTGCAACTGCTTCAAATTCTTCTTGAGATTTACTTTTCTCTACCATATTATTTTTCCTTATATGTTGTTGTTTTATCAAGGGCAACCCAATAATTAGTGTTACCAGCCTTAACTAATGCTACTTGTTTTTTATCAATACCAAAAACGTATTCATTAGCTGTTTTAAATTTGAAATTGTTTATATCAAAAACAAAATCAAACTCTGCAGTAGTATTTATACTACAATTTGAAATATTCATTCTAAATTGATTTGATGTTGGATTTTGTTTATCCAAAATCACGCATTCAATAAATGAATTACCAGTATAACTCATTCGTACACTAAGTTGATTAGCTTTAAGTGTAGCCGAAGCTTTACGAAGTTGAGTTAATTGTTCGTGAGTAAGAGTAAAAACTATGTCATTACATTCTAAATTAATATCATTTGTTGGAACTGTTAAGCTATCAATTTCAGAAAAATAATATTTAAATGTTGTAATACCATCTGTAATATTAACAAATTTTTTATCATCATCAAACGAAAGAGTAGGGTCATTAAACATACCAATACAAGCTAAAAATTCACCTAAGTCATATATGCCAAATGTATAAGGCCAAACATACGGGGTTTCCGGTTCAACGTTGGCTTTAGCCATTAATGTTTTGGAAGTAGACATTGTTCTAATGAATCCTCCCTCTTCACCTAATGCAATATTGCTATTGATTGTTTGAAAGTTATGTAAAATTTCAAGTATTTGTGAGTCTAGTTTCATTTGTCTCCTTTATATCATGTTCATTCATTGCCAATAAAGTATAATGAATTATTTTCATTAAATCCTCTCTATTAGCTCCATTTTTTTTACCATATCTTGATGCATATTTAAGTACATTACCAAGACAAAAATCTAATCCACGTCCTGAAGACGAGATTAGGTCCATACTTTGAACGCCATTCGCAGATGTATAATGACCTGAATAGGTTTTTTCTACATAGTCTGCAACGTCCTTCAAATTTTTTTGTTCATTAAATTTCATAATATTATTAATTTCCATAATGTTATCAATTTCATCACTTGTTATATTACTAAATTTCATATAAGTATATTATATCATAAAAAATAACTAAAGTAAACAGCTTTTAAAAAATTAATTTAATGTAGGTGTATCTATTTCAATTTCGTCTCTACTTTTTAAAATATGTTCAGTCATTAGATTAAATTCTTTTTTATCTAACATTGTTTTATAAATTTGAAGAGCTTGTGCCATCATTACACCTGCGACCATTAATGGGTCTTTATTTATTGTAATTCTCTCAAATTCTCTATATAGTTCGTCCATATTATCTCCTTTAAATAGCTACTGCATCAGTTATTTTAGCAACTAATTGCTTAGTGTGTTTTTTGTTTTTGTTGAATTTTTTAAATTCATTTCTAATGTCTGCAATTGTTTCATGCTTTTTAGGAGTAAATTCTTCATCAACTTGTTTTTGACCACATTTGATTATGAAATAATCATCATAACCTTTTTGATTTTTCCAAACAAGGTGACCATTTTTTCTCCATTTTTTCATAACATCTTTAAATTCAATATGTTGTTTTTCTTCAATGTCCCAATATCCTTGACCAAAAGAAGAAGCATCAGTAGCTAAATGGAAACCAAGAGTTTTAGCACCAGTATGTTCTTTAAGTATTTTTAAAGCATGTGTATACATTTCTCTAGCATTTCCACCTTCAATAAGTTTTCCATTAAAATTAACTATTTTATTATTACGACTAGTTCTAATAGTTTGATGTTCATCTTCATTAACACCAATAGTGTCAGGGTAACCATCAGTTAAAAACATTATATTTGTTTTTTGAATTGCATGTTTTTTCTGAAATTTATTAGTAAGTCTTTTTGCTAATATTACTGTTTGAATAAGAGGAGTTGAACCCATACTATCAACTGGATGAAGAGAGTTTGCAGATACATAATATGGAATATTTCTATTATATGCATGTGCTTTACTAATAGCAAATGATGTATAAGCAGCTTTTTCAAAAGTTTTATTATTCATTTTTGAAGAAAGCATTTCAACAATTTTTATTCTATCCAAGTCATCTATTTCATTACCTTTAACTTTCATTTCATCTCTATCAAGAAGTTTTTTATGAAATCCTGTAGTAGTAAATGAATATATTTCAAAAGGAATATTAACTTTTCTACAAAACATTGCAATTGTAATTGCTTGATTAGTTACATCTTCAATAATATCACACATTGACCCAGAATAATCTACAAACATTATTATTCCATGTGACTTAGCTTGAGCAAGATTAGTCACTGTTAAAAAGATATCTTCTGAATATTTGTATGAATGAAGCTTTAATGGATCAAGTTTTCCAGACTTTGCAGTCTTAGCTCTTGAATATTCATAAGCTGCTTTCTTACGTTCAAAATCTTTAGCTAATAAATTAGCTGTAGAATTCAAACCTGGTTTTTTCTCATTCCAATCTCTTTCACAATATTCATGCTGGTAAGGATTTTCATATCTATCATAATCATCACCTGATTCCATATATTCATTTCTAAGCGCTTGAGCTTGTTTCCAAGTAAATAACATTTTATCTAAATTTATATCAGTAATGCCTGAAGAATAAGTAGATTGTTGTGTATCGCCATGATAATCTTTTTTCTTTTGTAGAAGGTCTTCTTCACGTTCTCTAAAAGTATCTTCAGTCCAAGGGGAATGTTTATCAGCCATTGTAGGTTTTTCTTCAACTTTTTCGTTATGCTCTTCGTCATATACATCAGCTAAAGTTTTTCCACCTTCACCTTCACTTTCTTGGTCCATTTCCTCATCATCTTCGGCAGGAGTAGTACCTTCAGGGTTTTCAGTTTCAGCTTCATCATCACCGTCCATATCATTAGAAGGAAAATCAGCGCTAGTACCTTCAGGCATTTCTTCATCTTTTTCATTTTCATCAACAAAGGCAAATAGTTTTTCACAAACATTGACAACATCATCCCAAGTTTCAACTTCCATAGCTTCTTTAACTAATGGAGCTTCTTCTTCAGAGAATTCAACTGGAACATAACCTCTACCCTTTGAACTAACATTAAGCCTATCCATAAGACCAGCTTCGTTAATGTCTCTATCATCTGTACCAAATAGGTTATCATCAAATAATTTTTTATAACCTGACTTGAATGGACGAACTATTCCAGGATATGTCTCTTGAATTTTACGTTCAATACGAATATCTTCAACAATATTTAAATAAGCTCTTGGAATTTTTCCAATTTTCTTTTCAGAATCGTGCCATCCATCAATAGGAGTATAAAGAGCATGTCCAACTTCATGTCCAACAAGAAGGTCATAAACATCTTTACCTTTGTCTGCCCAAAGTGGTAATCTTAAAACACGATTTTCAATTTCAAATGAAGCAGTTGAATAATTACCATGTTGAACTGATAAGTTCTCTTTAGCTAATAGCTTGGCTAGGTATTCTTGTGATTGTAGATTAAGTGGCATATTAAGACCAGTCCTCTGAACTTGAAGTACCAATTCCACTTTCATCTTCGAAAGTTTCGATACCATCTTCATCTGTTTCAGGAGCGTTAATTGTAGCATCAACTTTTTCATATAAATCAATAAAAGCAGCTTTAGTGTCATCATCAAAACGATTCACACAAAGAGCAATTGCTTTTTCACGTTTATTGAAAATTGAAAATGTTTGAACAATGTGGCATAATCTACGAGTTGAAATAACTTCGTCAATACCTTCATCATAAAATGTTTTCCTAATAGCATCTGCCCAGCCAACTAAAAGCTTAGCAAATTCATCATCAATTTTTTCAAATTTTTTCATATGCTTCATAACAATTTTTTCCTCAGTCTTCATAGTTGGGAAAGTTTGCTCTAAAGTAATTGTAAATCTTTCAAGGAAAGCATCATCAATAATAGTAGCACCTGAGTATCTACCATCTTCTGAACCTTTACCTTTTGTGTTTGCAGTAGCAATCACATTA